TCGGTCCCAGAGGCGACCGCCACAGTGAGATGAATTCAGTCCATTACAAAGGGAGAGTATCCCTGCGACCAGACAATATCAGGGGCTGAAGACCAAGGCGGCCGTAGTTGACGCTGAGATACCCGAAGAGCGGATCGCGGACCACGGCGTCGGGATGAAGCAGCGCCACCTCCTGTGCCATCACGCCGACATAAACGGCGTCGCTCCACAGGTACCTGTAACGATAAATCCCCAACCCGTCGCCGCGGCGCGTCAACAAGGTGACGTGGCGCTTCAGCCTGATGTCGGAAAACCGGGTGGAATCGACGCTGCTCGTATACAGCGCATTCGCTGAATTTCCCCAAGCGCCGCCCGCCTGGCCGCCGGCATAACCGCCGGCCCATGGCGCGCCAGATCCTGCCGGGGCGAAGCGCCAGCTCAGACCGAGCGTCACTGTCTGCAACTGGGAATGAATCGACGCTACCTGGCCCACCGTCAGCGCACCATTGAAGCCAACGGTCGACGAGGAGATGTTGGTCCTGCCGAGATCAAGATATTGATAGCCTAGGTTGAGCGTCAGGTTCGGTCGCAGCAGATATTCTGCACCCGCCCCGGCGACCCAACCGATTTTCGGTTCCGACGTCTGCGTAGAGGTCTGCAGTCCGGATGCGCTGAACGCGCTAGTGAGGTCAACATTCGCGTAGGCTGCGCCCGCCGTGCCGTAGAACAACCACTGCCCCGTGGTCACGCCAAGCCGGCCGCGAAACGTGCCGTAATAGTCGATCGACCCTCTGGTGGTGGCAAAATCGCCCGGCGCGGTGTTGATCAGCTTGCCCGCCATCGAGCTGTTGAGATTGGTACCCTGAAAGTCGGTTTCAAAGCCGTACAGCATGGAACCTTGCTGCCAGTTGTAACCGGCGTGCGCGCCGGCCACCCAGCTGCTTGAGCTCGCAGCGTTCGCGCCAGAGGCCGCCGCCGGAAAGCCCTGAGCAGCCGCCGGCTTGTCCGACAACGAAATTATCGACGCCGTCAGACCGCCGGCCAAAAACGTCTTCCGCAATAAATTGGACACCAACCCCTCCAGGAACTCTCCCGCGATTGCATCGAGTCGAATATTACGGGCCGCACCGGGAAAGGCAATGATGGGTCGCAATCGGCGGGCTTCGCTCCCGAGTCCGGCGAGCGAAGAGATCTTCCAATGCAAGCTGATATCCACGTTTCTTCAGATGAGACCGTGTTACCGAGATGCCGCAGCTGTACAGAATTTGGCTAACGGCACACAGTGTTCGCGAAAGCCAAAAGTGGAACTCGCCCTGCGATTTCAGCGCACAAGCGCGGGCCAAAGTTCATCGGTCGGGCCTGAAGTTCTAACTTCGGCTATTCAATGCGCCGCGTCGAAACCCAAAGCTTCCGGGAAACCTCCATGGGATCGATGGCCTGTCTACTCCACCAGGCTTGCTCCTCGCCGAAGCGGTGATTGTCCCGGTGATGGGTTCGACAGAGCGGGACAGTGAACTCGTCGCTCACCTTGAGCCCCATTCCCCTTGGCTGCGCAAACCGCAGGTGGTGGGCATCTGCGGGGTTTCGCCCGCAGATTAAACAGGATTGCGAAGCCACGAATTTGAGGTGGGCCTTGTCGCGGAACCGACGCGGCTCGGCAATGGTCAGCACGCTTTTGTCGATCTTGCCGGGGGCGGGGTTGTGTTGAACGCGGGCGGAAGCCGGCGTCAGATTCGCATCAATAGGTTCTGAGATGACCGGCAGCGCGTTGGGTTGCTCCGTGGCCGCTTTGACTTTCCGGGGGCTTTCCCTTGGCCGCTTCGTCTTCGCGGGTGCTATTGAAGCTGATGTCCGGCCGGGCTGTGCTGAATCTGAGAGTGGCCCCTCCGCTTTCACATCCTCCGGCGATGTGCCTTCCGCGACCATCCTGGCCCCGAAGGCGTCCTCAACCCGTTTCGCATCGTCCGCGGGCAAGCGGTTCTTGGCCTTGAGTATAGCGATCGCGTGAGCCTGCAGTTGGTCGTGCGGCAGCGCTTCGATTTCTTGGATCAATCTTGCGCTGATCGTAGCGGGCTCCTCAATACCCTGCTTTTCGAAAGCGGGCTCGGAAGCATGGCTTCCATTCCCGGACTGGCTTGGCCGGACCGGCACCGGGGGAGCACCAGACTTAGCGGGCAAACTGAGGTTCGTGGCCGCTTGTTGGTCGCCGGTGAGATCAGCGTCGAGATCGTCCTCACCGGCAATCCCGACCATCGTGAACAGCGCGTAGCGCCGGGCATAGGTCAGCGCCGCCCCCATTCGGCGCGGTGCGGAGGTCTCCGAAAGTCGACAGACCGGCCAGTCGGAGGAAATCCACTCGCCGGAGGTGTGTAGGAGGATGGTCGTGAGGTTGACCGTTCCGCCGGCCTTGTCGATGTCAGTGGTCTGCGTGATCGCGATCTGGTGGCTTCCCAGGGCCTTTCTGATGATGTCCAGGCCGCTGGCGAGCGAGGCGTAGCGGAAGCTCTGCTGGCTGTCTGTGCAGGTGTTGTAGACGGTACCAAACATTGCCTTTTCGGGGTTTGAGAGCTCGGTCTGGGCCTTCGCCAAGGCCGTCGCGATGGCCGCGACATTCTCACTGGAGCGATGCATGGGAAGCCTCCATCTCGACGAGGTCGAAGCTGACGGCGCCGGACTTTGACCGTTTGGCCCTGATGCCGTGGCCCATCGCCTCCTTGGCGTCCTCCGGCATTAGCGCCTTGAGCTCGCATTTCGCGCGTTCGTGGTCGGCGTGAGCTGCTCGGGTTTGGCAAAACAGGGTTGCAAACTCTGCCCAGGAGTTTGACGCGTTCATGTCGACCACGCGGACCGCTTCGATCCGGGGCTTGGGAGGCTCACAGTCGAACAGCATCGGCGGCTCGCCGGTCTTGACCGCCTGCCAGAATGCCTTTTCGGCGGCAATCAGGATGGTCTGGTAGATCGGATCAGCCTCGATCGACAGCTCAACCCACTTGCCCCCGCCATTGATGATGGAAAGCACGGACTTCCTTGTCCCGGCCACCAGCATGTTGTGCTGGAGCTGGGCCATGTGCTTTTCGGCTGCCGCTTCCTCCGAGAACGACCAGGGCAGCATGAATTTCGCTTCGAACACCGCGCCGGTCTCCTTGACCAGCCCATCCAGGGTGGCAGCCATCCAAGGTATCGTCCGGTGGATCGCATGGCGCTGGATGTCGGAGATGCGGTGGCCGGAGTTGAGTTCGTACCAGCGGCGGTTGAGGTCCTCGGTGACAAGGCCGAGCTGGATGATCAGTTCTCGGGAGAGATCGAGGGGGGCCACCTCTCCTCGCTTTTCGCGCCAAAGCCTGAGGAGGGCTTTCTCGTCCTTGCCCAAGATGATCCGGGCGTCGGAGCCGCCGATGAATTGGCGGCGGTCAGGTGTCAATTTAGTCATTGTATGTCCTTCTAATGGCGGTGCATTGGGGCTTTGGGCATAGCTTCGCCGGTCACCAAGAAAGGTGCTGAATACGATATGATTGCTCGGCGACGGGAAGCTTGTTACACAACAGGAGTAATGTAATGCTCCTAAAGTGTCAACACTTCAGGTGTAAAATAATGAACCTGGGGAGTAAAATGCTGTCCTCAAGCCAAATTCGCGGTGCTCGTGCGATATTGCGCCTTGGCCAGGCAGAACTAGCGAAAGCGGCTGACGTTTCGCTAGAGACCGTCAAGCGCATTGAGTCGATGGAAGGCGAATTGAAAATTAGGCTCGATACTCTGTCGAAAATCAAAACCGCGCTTGAGAACGCCGGAATAATCTTCATCGCAGAAAACGGCGGAGGGGCAGGTGTCCGTTTGCGAAACGCACCGCCTTAAGCCTCGACACAATCACCGCATGAATCGTCACATTAGAAGCTTCAATGTCAGGTCGCCCAAAGCGGACATTTACAATGAAGCAACTTAGGTTTTTCTCTACTGGCGTCCATTCCATTCGCGTCGTTCGGCGCGCAAACAGGACTTGGTCTCGCCGCGAAACATTGAGCAAGCTAGTTTGTTATAATGCGGGCTGTTAATGAGGACTGTTAACATTGAGATTGAACAGGATGTTTTTTTGCATCAAGCAGCTGATTAGAAGGTTAGCGGTCGTTTTCGTGCTAATTGTGGGCTCGAGCGCCACCGCAGTCGCCGTCGATATCGAATATCCTCAGATCATCAAGACGCGCTATGAAGCGGTCGACCAACGGGCCGGCGGACAATTTGTGATTTGGTCAGAGCGCGAAAAGATCTTTTATGGGCTCGACCCAAAGCTTTATCCCGGCGCACGTTTCGTAGAGGTGACACAAGTTACACCATCAGTGGGGTCAATTACGCTGACTTACGTAGAGGTCAGAACGGTTGCCAGCCAAACCTCGGACTATCTTTATCTTACCGGCAGCGTCCGTTTTCGCATAAGCGGGATGGCACTTAAATCGAGCAATTTTCCACCGGGGGCGGGAATGTCACCTTGAGTGCTGCCACCTTAGCTAGAGTTGTGACAGGGATGGTAGCCGTCCTCCGTAGGACTACGCCAGGATTGGATATCGGGTTGCCCAAATCTGCTCCTCTTAAGAGGCCTTTGAATCAGAGGGTCTCTCTATGTCTGATCGGTGATGACAATAACTCTCGCCGGCCGAATTGGCCTTTAACGGGCCGACGCATTATGATGATGACGCCAACTTGGCAAGCGTATTTGTTTCCACTATCGGTTTGATAACAATTAAGGAAACAGCGTACCTATATTAGACGGATCTTTCATGGGCAAAATGCACCTTTCGCACGGACCAATCAAAGTTTTCACCGTGTCGCGGTACACGGAGCGAGAGAGAGAGAGAGAGAGAGAGAGAGTTGCAGCAAAAAATGACTGTTCAGGATTCGAAACGGCGCGTTGCGCTCCTCACCGGGGTCACCGGGCAAGACGGCGCGTATCTTGCCGAGTATCTGCTTGGGCTCGGCTACACCGTTCATGGCGTCAAGCGGCGATCGTCCTCATTCAACACCGCGCGCATCGACCATCTCTATGAAGACCCGCATGCCGGCAATGTGCCGTTCCTCCTTCACTATGGCGACATGACGGATTCGACCAACCTGATCCGGCTGATGCAGCAGATCAGGCCTACCGAGATCTACAACCTCGCCGCCCAAAGCCATGTCGGCGTCAGTTTCGAGAGCCCGGAATATACCGCCAATGCCGACGCGATCGGCGTGCTGCGGTTATTGGAAGCAATCCGGATTCTCGGCCTGGAGAAGGAGACGCGGTTCTATCAGGCATCCACTTCGGAACTGTACGGCCTGGTTCAGGAAGTCCCACAGAAGGAAACCACGCCGTTCTATCCGCGCTCGCCCTACGGCGTCGCCAAGCTCTACGGTTACTGGATCACGGTAAATTACCGCGAGGCATACGGCATGTTTGCCTCGAACGGCATCCTGTTCAATCATGAAAGTCCGATCCGCGGCGAGACCTTCGTGACGCGCAAGATCACGCGCAGCGTCGCCCGCATCGAGACCGGCCTCGAAGATACGCTCTATCTCGGAAACCTCGAGGCGAAACGCGATTGGGGCCATGCCCAGGATTATGTCGAGGGCATGTACCGGATATTGCAGGCCGACGAGCCGGGCGATTTCGTGCTGGCGACCGGCGAGACCCGTTCGGTGCGCGAATTCGTCGAGATCGCATTTGCCGAGATCGGCCGCAGCATCGAGTGGCGCGGAAACGGTGTCGATGAAACCGGCGTCGACCGCAAGTCCGGCAAGACCGTTGTCCGCATCGATCCGATCTATTTTCGCCCCACCGAAGTCGATCTGCTGATCGGCGACGCGAGCAAGGCTCGGCAAAAGCTCGGCTGGCAGCCGAAGACGAGCTTCGCGCAACTGGTCAAGGAAATGGTGGCGGCCGATCTGGCGATCGCACGGCGGGAGGTCGCCAATGGCAAGAACCCCGTTTGAGCTGAAGGGCAAAACGGTCTTCGTTGCCGGGCATCGCGGGATGGTCGGGGCTGCGCTGGTGCGCCGGCTCGCCTCCGAAAATGTCGAACTATTGACGGTCACGCGCAGCGAGGTCGATCTGCGCGATCAGGCCGCGGTGTTCGACTTGTTCGCGAAGCGGCGTCCGCAGACGGTGTTTCTGGCCGCGGCGAAGGTCGGCGGCATCGTCGCCAACAACACGCTGCGCGCCGAATTTATCTACGACAATCTGATCATCGCGAGCAATGTGATCCACGCCGCCCACGTCAATGGCACCGAGAAACTGATGTTTCTCGGCTCGTCCTGCATCTATCCCAAGCTGGCGCCGCAGCCGCTGCGCGAGGATTCGATGCTGACCGGACCGCTGGAGCCGACCAACGAGCCCTATGCGATCGCCAAGATCGCCGGCATCAAGATGGTCGAGGCCTATCGCAGCCAGTACGGATCCGATTTCATCAATGTGATGCCGACCAATCTGTATGGGCCGGGCGACAATTATCACCCCGAATACAGCCACGTCGTCGCCGCGCTGATCCGAAGGTTTCACGAAGCGAAGCTTTCCGGCGTCTCCGACGTGGCGGTCTGGGGCACCGGCACGCCGCGGCGGGAATTCCTATATGTCGACGACATGGCGGACGCCTGTGTCCACTTGATGAAGACTTACTCGCACCAGGAACTAGTCAATATCGGCACCGGCGAGGACATCACGATCGCTGAATTCGCGCGCATGGTAGCGGCGACTGTCGGATATACCGGGGTGATCCGCTTCGACCCCTCGCGGCCCGACGGCACGCCGCAAAAATTGCTTGATGTCAGCCGGCTCGCCCAACTGGGCTGGCGCGCGCACACCTCGCTTAAGGATGGCATCAAGCTCGTCTATCAAGCTTACTTGAGGGAATTGAAATGATTCCTTGGCCGCGAGCCGACAAGCAAACCATCCAATCATGTTTTGTACTTCAAAGCATCCGAAATCCTTTTCCATTCTCCATGAGAAACATAACTTGCCAATCGCGTTAATCTGCTAATCCTGCGGCTCCATCTAGATTTACGTTCAGTATAAGGCTGATATAGCCATTCCTCATAACTGAATGGTTGATCCAAGCGAAAAAAAGACGTCTTGGCCTCAATGGTCTTGAGATGAGTCCAGTCTTTTTCGCCCTTCAAAAAATCCACCAGTATCTTAACGCTCCAAAGCTGAACGTCATCGATGGCAATAATTCCGCCGACTTTAAGAAGCCGCGCTCCATAGTACCAATCGATTGAAGGAAGCGGAAACCCATGAGCTCCATCGATCAAGATGAAGTCGAAGGAGCTTATCAAGGAGGGCAATACATCATCTGACTTTCCAGTGATAAAAGTGATGTGTGAGTGGTCTATCCCTCTCTCCGAA